GGAGAGTGAAAATAAATGGATTTCAAAGTGCTAGATGAAGGTAAAATTGTAAAAGAGCTTGTGGATGTTTTAGTTAAAAACCAAGTGCCAATAAAAGCTTTGGATAATCTACTGGAAAAATTAAAAGATACGGTTGCTTTCCATACGATTATCCAAAAATAATATTATTTTTTAAAATCTTCTATGAACTTTAATCCCTCGTAAGATAGCCTAGGGTTATCTGCACTTAGCATAACGCTATTTTGATTGCACCGTCTAGTTATTCCTAATATCAGATTTCTATTAATACATTCTTCTAATGCAGTATTAAAATCTTTATCTTTGCTTTTAAATTTTGATACTAAGTTATCAACGTTAGAATCATTGTTGAGTGTATTTAATATATCATACATTAAGGACTTAAGTTCTTCTTTACTTTTAAACATATATAGCACCTCCTTCTAAAAGATAATTCTATTATTATTTTATTTTTCCTTCTTTTATAGTATTATCATATAGAGGGGGAATATATATGAAAAAGAAATTTTTAGGTTTGATTTTTACTTTATGTTTTACTTTGCTATTTACATATGGAGTAAAAGCAGATGGATTGCAAGTTACTAGACTAGATGGTAATAGTGTTTCAACTATAGGTACTAGGGCAGTAGATAAAGGCTGGCAAAAATCCGATTACGCTGTTATAGTAAATGAAAATGATTCGCCAGATATGATAAGTGCTTCTATATTAGCTAGAAAATATAGTGCACCTGTTATATTCAGCGATTCTGACATTTTGAATGGATATCAAATGTCTCAAATAACTAAATTAGGAGTTAAAAAAGTATTTTTAGTTGGTGGAACAGCGGTTTTATCAGCAAACTTTGAATTTATATTTCAAACATCTGGTATAAGTTGTGAAAGAATTTGTGGAGCAGATAGATATCAAACTTCCATAGCGATAGCAAAGAGAATAGGAACTCAAAATGGCGTTACTATTGTTGCAGGAGACGATTATATAGATGCTCTTTCAATGATACCTATAGCCGGGAAACTGCAAATGCCTATAATATTATCTCGAAAAGACGTTTTAGATTCTGTACAAAAGAAATTTGTAGCAGAAAATGTTATTCCTAAAAGTTATGTAATAGGAAATGCAGATTTAATAAGCAATAATGTAGTTTCTAAATTACCTAATGTACAAAGAATAGCAACTGGATTTGATGTTTATTCCAGAAATTTAAATATTATAAATACTTTTAAAAGTAGTTTAGATTTTAGCAATATTTTTTTAGCTATAAATGATAATTCGGTAAGTGGTTTAGGCGGTTCAGTTTTTGCAGCTTTAAACGGAAACCCGATAATTTTAGCAGATAATATTAGTGAAAAGCCATATATAGAAAGCTTATTAAGCGAAAATAAAACAACAAATATATATGCACTAGGAGATCAATATACAATAAAAGATGATTTTTTAAATGATATAGTGGGCGGAACAAATGCTTTAAATATTATAAAATCTAAGGTAAAACTTAGTGAGAACTTAAATTTAAAAATTGGATACGAGAAATATAAATATGATGGAAGTAGCTATTATGTTGTTTCATTACATGAGAGAAGAAATGGACTAGATTTATGCGGTTTCTATCAATATGATTTTTTAGTAGACACAGAAACAGGAGATACTTATAAACTTGACATAAATACTAAAGAAATAACTCCACTTGACGATATGCAAATAGGACTAAATACTAACGATAAACAAAAAGCCCTTGAAACTGTTGCAGACCATGTTACTGAAAAAGATGATAATACAGTAGTTGAATGTGATGGAATTGAAGATAAAGATAATATGAATTGTTATATTATACACGTTTATGATAATCTTTATGACCATATTTCTACTATAGATTTTTATTATGCCGAAATAGGCACAGGCAAAATTTATATACATGATGCCGATACAGATACAATTAAACCAATAAATTAACGTTAAGATAGTAATATATGCTTCATTAGAAAGGTTAAAAATATGTAAAAAGAGCCACTTAATTGTAGCTCTTTTTTATTTAATATTATTTTCTATTTTATAAATTTCATATTTAACAAGTTCTGATATCTTATTTATGATATCGCGAATTTGCTTATCTGTGAAATATTTTAATTCAGGGTCTTGCGGAATTTCAGTGCTTACATTTAATGGTGAATAATATTGTTCAGTATTTTCTAAATAATTTAATATAGCGTTTAATAAATAATTAGGCTTTTCTTCTATTTTAAAAACAGCGTCACGCCAAGAAATAGCATTATCTTGTAATGAACGAACTGTATTTTTTATGGAATCAATATTATTTTCGTATCGTTGGAAAAGCATTGGCATGTCACCATTTTCTGTAATCATATTTTCATCTATTAAGTTTTTCATATTTTCAGATATATATTGTTTAATATCAGAACTTAAAAGAGTAGAAGCAGAGACTTTTAATACATTGCATATGTCAAGTAAAGTAGATACAGGTATATTGACCTTACCACTTTCATATTTTCTTATTAATATTTCAGATTTATAAATTTTTTCGCCAAGTTCTTTTTGGGTTAGTTTAGCCATGTTCCTATATTTTTTTATATTTTGTGAGAGCACAGAGTATTCCAATTAAATCACCTCGATAATAATATACCACTATAGATAAAAAATATCTATTAGAAATATAAAAATTATATTGACATAGATAAAAATTTATCCTATAATAAACTTGTAAGATAAATTTTTATCTATAGGAGGTGAGAATATGGAAGTCAAAATAGCGAGAATAAAAAAAGGCTTAACTCAAGAGCAATTAAGAAAACAGGTAAAAATTTCTCCAAATAAAATGACACAAATAGAAAGAGGAAATTATTCAAATGTTACTTTTGACCAGATGAAAAAAATTGCTAAAATTCTTGGAGAGGATGCGAGGAAACTATTTTTCAATGAAGAAGTGGAAAATTAATAACCCATTGCTATAAGTTTGACAGCTTAGCAATGGGTTAACTCAAAATAGTACCCTACATTCATTATTATATACTATTTTGAGTTATTTTAAAACAAATTTAAAATAATAAAATTAAAGGAGATACAGTATGAATAATGAAATGGCAATTTTACAAAAAACATTTAAAAAAGAAGGACTAGGTCAAATAAGAATTGCTAGGCTAAATGATAAGTTAATGTTTAATCTATATGACAGTTGCTTTCATTTGGGATATACTAGGCAAGCTAAGAATAAGTTGTATTTAAGAAAAGATAAAATTACAAATATATGTAAAAGCATTGATATTAAAGGGTTGTCACTTGGTGACAACTTTGAAGAAATTAATTTTAATACTGATTTTGAAAATACATGGATAAGTGAACAAAACTTTTATGATTTATGTTTAGAAAGCCATGCTAAAAACGCAAGACCTTTTAGAAGATGGGTAACTGGAGAAGTACTTCCTAGTATAAGAAAGACGGGAAAATATGAAACAGATAACGTAATAAGTTTTGATTATAAGCTTGAAAAGTTAAAATTAGAGCAACAAGGACTTAAACTTGTAGTAGATTTATTAAAACCTAGCAAGGCATCTACAGTAAAGATATTAAGAAATTTTAATGAATCTCAAGGATTAAGCACAGCATATTTTCCTGTATATGTAGATGAAAAAGCTGGCACATCTGCTACAAGCCTTCTAAGAAAATTTGACATATCTATGAGCACTATTAAATTCAACAAATTAATGCTTGAACATGGATTTTTAGAAGAAAACGAAAGAAAATCAACAAAAGGAACTAAGAAGTATTGGACTTTAACTGAAAAAGGATTAAAATATGGCAAAAACTTAGTAAATGATAAAGGCTCAGAAAAAGAGACACAACCACTCTATTATGAAAACACCTTCATGGAGCTTATAAATTTTTTAGGCTGTTCGGAAGGAGTGATGTGAGAAAGCAATGTAATATACCTGAGTGGAATAAAAACGGAAGTTTAGTATTTGCTTCAAGGACAGTAGATAGACCAATATTTAACGCTAATGAGTTAAGCACTGAAGAACTTAATATGATAACCGTAGAATTAGTTAAAAATATGATTAAACAGCAAAAACAAATAGTTTGAAATTTAAGAGATGCGAAAGCGTCTCTTTTTTATTGCTCAAAAGGAAGTGATCCGATGCGCTACCGCATGCTTGATGTTAATGGAGATTATTCTTTCGGACGTGGCCAACAGAATATAACTTATGGCGTATATGCCGTGGCACAAGCCATAAAGACAAATTTAATGTTATTTCAAAATGAGTGGTGGGAAGATTTGGAAAATGGTTTGCCAATGTTTCAACAGATTATAGGAAATACAGGAACAATGGAACATATAGATTTAGTTGATTCTCTTATAAAAAAGAGAATTACAGATACAGAGAATGTAACAAGTATAAGCGATTATACAAGTAGTTTTAACAGAGAAGCTAGAAGTTATTCTTTCCAATGTAATGTACAGACACCGTTTGGGAATATAGTAGTAGCAAAAACCTTCTAGGAAAGGGGGACTAGGATATGTACTTTGAGCCATTCGTCGATTCAAGTGGATTAAACATACCTACTTATTTAGACATAAGAGACCAGCTTATACAAGAATGTAAAAACATATTTGGACAGGACTTGTATCTGGGAGAAGACACACAGGACTATCAATGGATAGCTGTAAATGCAGAAAAAATATATGATGCTTATCTATTAGCACAGAAAGTCTATAACAATCGTGGCCCCGGAACTGCAATAGGTGGAGGACTTGATGGAATAGTAAAAGTAAATGGAATAAAAAGAAAAAAAGCAGAATACAGTACTTGCCATGCAAATGTAACAGGATACGCAGGTTCTATAATTACAAATGGAGTAGTTTTAGATAAAGGAAATATACAATGGAATTTACCCGTTTCTATTATAATCCCCGATTCTGGAGTAGCAGAAAATCTATTATTAACTTGTTCAATCCCCGGACCAATTCAAGCAGACCCCGGGGACATTATACAGATATATAATCCTCAGTATGGCTGGACTGGCGTAACAAATACAGACATGGCAGAACTAGGGTCATATGTTGAAACAGACGCAGAATTAAGGGCAAGACAGCAAACTAGTGTAGCTTTACCTTCATTAACTGAATTAGATGGAATAAAAGGTGCTATAGCTCAAATAGAAAGAGTTACAAGATACCAAGTATATGAGAATGATACAAACCAAGTTGATGCAAGAGGATTGCCACCTCACAGTATTACGGCAGTAGTTGAAGGAGGAAATAGTCAAACCATAGCAAATACAATTTATTTAAAGAAGACCCCAGGATGTTACACAAATGGAACTACAGAGATACAAATAACTGATTCAAGCGGTAATTTAATGTGGGATGCTTTTAATGAACCAGTTATAAGAAGATTTTATAGGCCTACTTATGTAGACATAGACGTAACTATAAACATTAAGGCTTTAAATGCTTATACAACGGAGAACACAGCAGATATAAAAACAAATGTAGCTGAATACTTAAATAGTCTTCAAATAGGAACTAATTTACCTTTGTCTTCAATTTGGGGAGCTGCTTTATCTTCAATGTCGGATTTAAAAAATCCGGCTTTTTCTATTGTCTCTTTAACTGCGGCAAGACATGGTGAGCCTCAATCCTCGGATGATACTATAAGCATTTTATTCTATGAAGTAGCACGTGGCAAGATAGATAGCATAACTGTAAATCCAGTTTAGAAGGTGACTAAATGGCTATAGAAAAGTATTTAGATAGAGTAACAAGTGAACATAGAGACAAGCCAAAATTTATACAATGGCTAACATCAACTTTAACTAAAACAGATGGTATTTATAATTGCTTATCTGTGATGGATGATGCTTTTGACTTAGATAAGGCAGTAGGAAAACAGCAAGATGTTTTAGGCGAGTTAATTGGAGTTAGTAGAACATTAAATTTTCAACCTACACCAGATATATCACCTTTACTTAATGATGATACCTATAGACTTATTCAAAAAGCTAAGATAGGTAAAAACAATTGGTTAGGAACAGAACCAGAGATACAAACTATTTGGCAGGGTATGTTTTCAGACTTAAGACTAGATTTAATTGATAATCAAGATATGAGT